GCATATTTGGCTAGGGGGTGATTGTCCTTTTAGAGACGATGGTTTTGAGAGTATTGTAAGCCTTATGGTTAGTAGCTTTAGGAAGGATTAGCACATGGACTACCAACTAGAGAAGCACCTACGAGACATGGGCTTGTTGCCTAAGACCCTGATTGAAGACCTTGAGGATGACCTACACAATGTATACCACACACTAGCCAAGGGTTACTTTGATGACCCACGGGATAAGATCACTGGTGATGTACCTTTTTAATGGAGACTACTAATGACTAGCACACACACTACTGCTAAGGCTCTAGCGAACAAGTATCGTAGCCCCCAAGACTTTGAGGACTTGTACCAAGAGGGTATCCTAGCATCACTAGAGCTATCAGCTAAAGGCATCACAGACGAGAAGAAGGTACGGTTGGCTATGCGCAGGGCTATGAATGACTACCAGAACTACAAGAATAAGGTTGTAGTAATCCCGTCCTCGGGGGCGTCTCGTCAGGCTATGGCTTCTATGGGTACCTGTGACACAGCTACAGCCCTCCAGCAGGCTCTCTCGCAGTCCTATGGGGTACCTCTCAGTGACTACAACCCCATTGCACTACAGGATACTGCTAAAGAGTACGAAGAAGCTGACTTCCTACAAAAGGTACTGCTGGTACTAGAGGAATCACTTGACGCTGATGACTATGATATGGTAGTAAGTTTTTATGTACACGGCGAACCACAAGAGAGTATTGCTGAACGACACGGGACATTCCAGCAGGCAGTTAGTCGTACACTACAAGTAAGCATTGAGAGAGCTAAGGTGTTGCTAGGAGAATGACTATGGATGATTACTACAGTCCTTGGGAATGGCAACCAGTAGAACGATTGCCTTGGGGGTGTGTTGAGGTAATCGTAAGGTACGAAGATGGTAGCACAAGTGAGATGTGTTCTTGCGATTACTGGTGGAGTTATGCTTATAAAGCAAAAGAGGTAGCGGACTTCAGATACCTGTAAACTGTGTCCTGAGGGTTACACCTAAGCCTAATACTACACAAACTACCCTCTAAAGTGGTAACGATTTGTTACAGTCGTGTGTAAGTTCCTGAGAAAAGGACTTATATGTTAGTGCAAGGGGTAAGGGGTACTAGAGTACATACTTAAGTATCTCTTAAGGAATTAAACAACAACAAGTAATAAGACTAATAAGCAAGAAGTACTTAAGTATTACTATAGTATGTACTTAAGTCTCTATTTTGTAGTATTCATCTTCTTGGTGGTTGTAATACCTAAGGGAATACTTAAGTACAGGGTGTAGGATATAACAATGGAGATAACACAATGACTGTAGAACTGCATGTAGGATACGTGGGTAAAACCCGTGAAGGAAAGCGCGTGGAGATTGTTAATAGAGGACGTGAGGTCAAAAAGTATAGTTATACCGCCGCAAATGGCCGTACCTACACAGAGGATGGTCTTTATAGCGATTATATTGAAAACAAGCACGACATCATCGGCCCTTGGGTGGAACCTGTGAAATCCCCGATTGAAACTGTCACGCAGGACAATCTGGTGAGTGGATTCTACGGATTAGTAAATATCTGTACCCTTGGTTATGTAGGTATGGATGACACCCTATCCCAAGAAGACCTTGAGGCAGCAATTGAAACTCTTATCTTAATCCGTGATGCAAAGGTGCTGAAATGACCAACTCAAGGAGCCTACATGAGTGAACAAACGCACCTAACCTGCCCTGATACCCAAGGCTGTGGTCAAGTTGGTAAATATTCTTGGAATACTACAAAAGAACAGGGTTTCTGTTTTCGTTGTGAAATCAAGACGTGGGCATACAAAGGCAAACTAATGGGCAAAAGGGGTAAGAGAGGACCAAACATGGACTTAGGACTGTTGGACGATACGAGTGTTGTAGAAGCCTCTAGCAAGGAGGACTTTGGAGACTGTACACCCAAGGGTATTACTGTAGTAGACAGTGCTGTAGGAGGCTCCTACGTGCCTCTACGGGGTATCACTACCAGCACTATGGAGAAGTTCAACGTAAAGACCTATGGTGACACTAAGCAAGAGTACCTGTATCCTTCTGGTGGCATTAAGACACGTTACCTAAAAGAAAAGAGCTTTAGTGCTGTTGGTCTAAAGAGTGATGAGCTTTTTGGTATGAATCTGTTCCCTGTGAACTCCAGCAAGATTGTAACCATTACAGAGGGGGAACTTGATGCCCTTAGTGCTTGGCAGATGCTCTCCCAAGGGTCTGCTTACGCCAATCCTGTAGTATCCCTGCCTAGTGCAAGCCCTTCAGGTAAGCTGTGGGAGAAATGCAAGGGGTGGTTGGACAGCTTTGATAAGATCATCCTGAGTACAGATAACGATGATGCTGGCAGACGTGTAGCAGAGACTATGTTTGATTTATTCCCTACTAAGGTCTACATTATGGACCACGGTAGCTATAAGGATGCCAATGACTTCCTACAGGCTGGGGATCAAAAGGCATACAAGAGTGCTTGGTGGGGTGCTAAGAAGTATTCACCAGCAGGGTTTACGGCTAGTGTAGAAGACTGGATGGCGGCTATTGACGGGGAAGACCCTTATGAGTACACACCTACGCCTATTGAGGCTTATAACAAGCTAGGTAAAGGTTTAGTCAAGGGCGGTATTACTGTCGTTAAGGCACCGCCGGGTACTGGTAAATCAAGCTACCTACGTAAGCTAATGCACTCTCTTGTAGTAGATAAGGATAAGGTTGTAGCTTGCTTGATGATGGAGGAAGTAAAGAGTGTCACAGGACGTGCTATGGCTACCTACCAACTAGGTAAGAACGTCAAGACTAAAGAGGATGCTTCCTTTAATGGCGTAACTGAAGAACAGGTAAAGGATGCACTAAAGACAGTATTGGGGGATAATGGGGAAAGATTTATTAGCTTTGATGTGAACCCTCAAGACCCTGTAGAGGATACACTAAAGCAATGTAAACATGCTATCACGATCTACGGTGCTGAGTACATCTTCATTGACCACTTACAGCGTCTAGCCTATCTTGTAGGAACTGAGAGTGCAACTTCTTCCTTGACAGAGCTTGGGGTTAAGCTTACAGAGTTAGCTAAGAGACGTAACGTAGGTATTGTGTGTATCTCTCACGTTAACTCTGAAGGAAAAACTAAATACGCAAGCAGTATCGAAGAAGAAGCTATCGTAATGATTGAGATGTCACGGGATAAGAAGTCAGAGGATATTGTAGAGCGTAACACTACGTATCTTGAGATCACAAAGAACCGCCCTTACGCCTTGACAGGACCAGCAGGGATGCTTAACTACGACATTGAGACTGATATGGTAACAGAACGCTTAGGGCCACAGGAGCCTAAGACAGAAAACAAAGGAGACTTCTGATGTATAACAAAGTATATCTGGTGTACAGCTTTTCTAATGAAGACCCTGACGCTGTGTGCTTAGACCGTGGGGTAGCAAATGATATTGCTAAATTTCTAGAGCTACAGCTTGGTAGGGAATACTGGGTTCTTGCAGAAGATACTTATGATACACTAGAGCAATTTAAGGAGGACTTCTAATGAGCAACTCGAATGACGAAAAGACTAGACAACCACTGTTTAACTTTGGTAGTAAATTTACAAAAGAAGTGTGCGTGGAATACGAAGGTACAAAACAAAAAGCTGTGGTAAATCATGTAGTCGCTGAGGTCATCGCTGTCTCTACAGAGTCTGGACATGAATACTTTTATCGTTTATCTAACAGTTTTCCCTCCGCTTACTCCGCACCCAGTTTTTTTACCGACCTTATTGGTGAAAGAGACCTACAGAAGATTTACAAAGGAGTTCCTAATGAATAACGATGGTTATATCTACAAGATGCTCTATGATGAGCTACTCAAGGAAAACAAGCAACTCCGTAAGAGTTCCCTAGAAACTTACCTAGAGAAGGTTAAGGCGGACTTGGGTCAGGAGTTCTGGGAATTTCAAGATTTTATTATAGTAAATGCACTCAAGGAGTTCATCAGTGACCTAGAAGACCCTACACAAGACATCCATGAGACACCTGATAACAAAGCTGTTAACCTGAGTGCTATGTACACAGTGCTAAAATACTTCTTGACATATGATGATTACAAAGAGTATGTTACCTCCCGTAAGCTACATAAGGATGATGAAGATGACTGACTACAGTGACTATCGAGTGTGGAAAGAGGAAGATTCTTACGAAGGTACTGAGGAGTATCTTCAAGAGCACCAAGAGTACACAGCAGAAGATATATATGCCATGTGCAAACGCCTAATTAAGGCTGCTGAGGCTAAGGGTCTTGAGGGTTGTTACCTGAAGTTTCGTTCGCACC